TACGATACCTCTAGATCCGATAGCGGCTAGTAAACCTTCAGAACCTTCAGGAATAGCAGCGTCACCACCGTTTTTCTTTTCTGATTCAATTGCGATCATTTCTAAATAGTCGTCAAATCTTGCTTTTGTATCAGCAGAAGATTTTAAGTACCATAAGTATCCAGACTCTCCGCCTTCACCACTTACTTGTACCCACCCAATTTGAGCAGTGTCAGATCCGTTGATTTCAAAGTGATCTTTGATAATCATTGGTTTGTTAGTGAAAGTTTTGAAACCAGGCTCTATCGAATCTGTCATACTAGCTGAACCTTTTTTGAATTCAGAACCGTATACGAAAAATTTAATAGCTTGATTGTCTGTAGTTGCGATTCCCGCTAGGTCATCAACGTTTGCAGCACCGTAAGGCTTGATAGTTAACGCAGAAGTTGAAGCTTCAACTCCAGCTGTAACAAAAGCTTTAAATACAATACTGTTTACCTCACACACTAATGTTGCCCCTTTTCTTACTGCGTGAGCTTCAGTAGCTCCAGAGTCAATACCAGTAATAGTATCAACTGCGCCTGTAACAGGATTAATCTCACCGTTGTAAGATAAGTGTAGTCTACCTTGCTCAGACCAAATTACTTGATCAGAAGACATAGGCATTTCTGCACTAATTTGTGAAAGGAATCCAGAAATAGTTCTGTTCCCGTATCTCTGTACTTCACTTTCGTAAAGCTCAGGTAGATATTGTTTAGCCCATCCGTCATTTTGGATGTCTAAGTAACTCCCTAGTGTAGTCATCTTCGATGCCGAAGGAGTTAAAATGCTGCCAGCCAATGGGCCAGCAAATGATGCGTTTGTTGCCATTTTTTAAAATAGTTTTTAATTAATAATTCTTAAGTTTAAATTTTAGCTTAGAATTATCATCCCCAGAAATAGCTTTTACTTTTAATCCACTAGTTTCAACATATCCACTAGAAGTTTTTCTAGGATCCATATTGATGTTCTTAGCTTCTGCACCCATTTGTTTGATTGCATCTGCTTTACCTTGTTCATAAAAATGGTTAGCTATTTTATCAGGATTAGAAGCGGCAAATAAAGCTTTATGGTAACCCCCGGCGTCCTGTAACATTTTATTGTCACCAACATATTTATTAAAAACATTCAATAAATCACTCTGAGTTTCCTTTACTTTGTTAACATCTTTTACATTGAAACGGTATTTCTTGTCTCCTACGTTGAAATTAAAACCTTTAAATTCTTCGCTAAAAACTTTACTAGTTTCCTGTTCAAAATGTTTTGTTTGCTGCTGTAATAATTCTTCAGCTGATTGTTGCTCTTTATTGTATCTGTCAAAAAATTCAATAGCTTTTTGCTGTTCAGGAGCTAATCTGGAACCCAACTTGACTTCCTTATAGTATTTATCCTTAGTTTCATTTAAAAACTTATTGGCATTTGCGACTTCCTCTTTGAGAGCAAGTTTTTTTCTTTTAATATCTCTTTCCTCATCAATTTCTGCGTCAAATGAAAATTGATCGTCTAATAAAAACGACACTTCATCATAACTTAAATGAGGCTTAGTTTGTTTATAGTATTCTCTTAATAATGTATTTTCATCTACATTTGAATAGTCAGCACTAAGTCTAACATAGTCTTCAAGAGTTCCACCAGTTTCCTCCATAAATTTTACCAGGTCTTGTATGTTTTCTGGTAAGTTTACTTCTGGTTCTTGTGTTTTTTCTTCCTGTAATACTTTTTCAGGTTCCGGTGCGGCGTCGGGAGCTTCAGCGCTTCCATCCACTCCTTCCTCTTCAGTATTATTTTTTTCATCTTCAATAATTTCTTCCAGTACAGGTTCTTCTACTTTTTCTTGCTGTACTTCTTGCAGTTCCACTTTGGCTTCTTCCCCATCTTTTTCATCTTCGCTGCTTCCGCGTAACACGCCATCTTCTGGGCTTTGTTTTTGAACGGCATCTGTTTCTTCTTTTGATTGATTAATTTTTCCTAAATCCACAGTGTAATCACCATCTTCGTTAGTTGATAGCTTTTGTACCTCTGCTTCTTTTTCAGCGATAGACTTTTCTTCGACGTCTAAAGCTTCTGCTTTGATGTTTTCTGACATAATAAAATATAATTGTTTAAGTATTATCTTGGATCAAATTGTTCTAATCCAAATCCACCCAAGTTATCAAATCCAGCAGATTCAAAACTTTTTGGTGGTTTTCCAGATTTTCTCTGGTCTATAAGTTCACTTTGTTGTGAAGCTTGTATTTTTGTTCTTTCGTCTTTGCGATCTTCTTTGTACTTCTCTTTATTGTTAATCACCTGATTGTCCTGCTCTTTAAGCTTCATATTAAGTTGAAACTCAAACTCCATTAGTTCTTTTTTAATTTGTGCTTCTCTTTCAAGTTTTGCAATATCAAATTGCGATTGTGCTTGTGCAATTTGTACTTTTGTTTCAGCAATCCCTTGCTGTTTTTGTATTTCTGCGGCGGCCCCTGCTTGAGCTGACTGAGCGTTAGCTTGAGACTGTGCTTGGATATTTTCCATTTGGATTTGTCTATCTCTTTCAAACTTTTGCTTTCTTCTTAATTTTAATAACTGATTGGCTAATTTTAAATTTTTAATTTCTCTTACATCAATAGCGTCTTCTAATTCTATTTGCTTTTGTGTAATAGCCATTTGTATGTTATTTTCTAGCAATTGTTTTTCTTCTTCATCTGGAGCTAATTCTAAAAATATACCAAAATCATGCAAATGCAACTCTTTTATTTCTTCTAAAGTTCCAACATTAAATTTACCTAATGTTTGGATTAAAGAATTTTTAGTATTGGAGTATTCTAAAACATCGGATATTCTTAATGCTATAGCTTCTGAAGATTTTAAAGTTAAATATAAACCAGCTTGTAATATATGTCTAGTTGCTGTATTACTATTTGCTGCTGCTAATTTTTGTAAACCAACTAAAGCGTTTTTGTCAGGTGTGCTTCCGTCTCTTGCTTCATTCAATCCTGTAACATCTCTCATCATTTGTAGATAATAATTATAAGATTGTATTAAGCTTTGTATTTTAGAGCCGCCCGCTCCCGCCCTTAATTCTTGTATTGGTACTTTTCCATTATTAAATTCACCATCTTGTGTCATTGATCTACCAATAACGGAACCTGTTTGGAAATACATATTCAATGCTTCTTGCGGATTGTAATTAGTTCCATTGCCTAAATCAACTTCCGCTAAACCATCTGCATCCAAATAAACACCATCGGGAACCATACGAGATAAAACTTGTTGAAGTTTTAAATGTGTAATTTGAATCATATCAGCAAATGATGTCATTCTACTAACTAACGATTCAGTTTTTCCTTTGTACATTCTAGGTGCTACAATATTGTAACTCATCTGAACTTTTGTAATATCAGATTTAGGTCTTGTCATATTAACAGCTTTTTGCCATTTTAATAATTTATCATGACCAACAATTTTTGCACCCTCATATAAGCATTCTATAGATCTATTTACTTTTTCAAATCTAGCTCTAGAATCTTTAGGAGGATTGAATGTATCGTCTTTTTTAATTGCTTTATCTGCGCCGCTATTAGTTTCTTTTATTTTATATACTTGGTTTTGAAATGTTTTATATTCAAAATATAATACATTTACAAAATTTTTATCAGCAGAATTAGTTCCAAGCTGATTGTACAATGTAGAACCATCTCCTTTTCCCTCAATTTCCTCTATATCTTCGTTTGTTAATTCTGGAAATTGTTTCTTTAGTTCAACTAAACTTACTCTTCTAACTTCACCAACATAATATAAATCATCAAAATATGGTGAGTCTGTGTAAGAATATACTAAATCAGAAGGGTCAACATATTCTAGTTTTATACCCTCAGCGGTATTAAAGCTGTTCTTAACGCATCCAATACCTAAAACTGTAATATCGTAATCTAACCTTTTCTTTAATAAATCATATTTATTTATATCTAAAATATTATTTATTGCTTGTTCTTCTGCAATTTCAATAGCTTGCTTGTAATTCAATTGCATGTGTAAAGACAATTCGTCTTCATTTTCTGGTAATTCTTTTATATTAGATACTCTAGCATCTACGCCTAAAAGCTCTTGAGCTTGGGATATAAATTCTTTTGCCCGCATATCTCTAAGTATATTTGCCATATACTTTGTTCTTTTTTCATTAGCGGTTCTATCTATTGAATATGTTTTTATATCAAATGCTCTTTCAGCAATGCCGTTAACAACTATATCCACAAACTTTGGAATAATAGGTACTGGCTTCCAATCTAAATTTAGATAAGATAAATCACCGTTAATGGATAATTCATCTTTATATTTTTTAATGCTTTGTTCGCCTCTAGCATATAACCTAAGGTTATGGTAGTTATCTCTATTAGAGAAATAGCGAGATCCTCCTGAATCTTTTTTGAACCATTCTGACTCAACAGCTTTAGCGATTTGAAGCCCATAATCTAAACCTCCTTTTTCTGCGTCGCTAACTGCTTGACTCGGAAAAATACCTTTTGGTGATACTCTTGCCATCTATTGTATTATTTTTGAAAAATTTCCATTATTGTTATATTTAGAAAAACTAAAATTAACTTTGCTTTTTAATTCTCTTGTTTGATTTGGTGCATATCTATTTTTATTGCATGCCATAACCGCTAAGCCTGAACTTATCGCCGCATCAAATTTTGTTCTTTTGTTTATATCAAACTTAGCCCAATCGTTTAATGTACTATTAAAATACATATCGCCGTAACTACCATCTTCTTTTTCGCCTACATAGTTATTTATATAACTTTCAATTGCAGCAGCATGAGCTTGTCTAATGTCTTCACTTGAATTCGGTATACCTCCAATTTCTTTTTCAGTAACCGATAATTTATTCCATATTTTATCAGGTCTATTCATTGAATAGCCTCTATATCCTCTTCGTTTTAAATAGTATAATAATCTAGGCTTGTTGTTTTCTGCTAGTATTGGCATACCATAAAAGTGTAATGCCATTAATATATCTTCAAAAAACATTTCCGCTGTTTGCGGTCTAGCTATATATTCTAAAAAAAACATATTAGCAGGAATTTCTTCCATGCTAAACTTTGTGAGACCGTGTAAAGCGCCCTTAGATCCTTGACCGTCGGTAGTCCCGGATATATCGTA